GTTTGTTTACATCAGTCTGAAAAATTTCAGGTAAAAAATCTACGCTTCGTACTTTTGCCATTAAATGACTCCACTGCCGGGTGCTGTTCTAAGATTGGTGCTGGTCAATGCTTCGATCACCTCTATATTAGTTATGTCTGCCGCATTCACGAAGATTTCGTTGGGCTCTGATCTGATCTCGTACAAGTCGCCAAAGCTCTTCTGACTGTTCAATGGTACTAGAACTACTGAACTAATGATACTGCCAAGTGTTCTGTGTAGGTATCCTGCCAGTTCAGAGAAGTAGAAGGTATCAAAACAATGGTTTGAAGTTTACAGAGTTCAACACAATGTTATCAGAAATCATTTTGTAATCTTGTAAGCCTTGGTACGCAGTTGACAACTCATCAATTGTGGGAACATCAGGTTGCGTAACTGTGCCAGTGGTGTCTTTGATCCAGTTCTGGTAAGAAGTGTAATATGCCTGTGTAACCACATACAAGTCAATGATGTTGGTGGTACCTGGGTCAATACGATTGGTCAGTGGTGAGTTGTGGCGGTATTGGAAGTATAAGTTTTGTCTGCCTGATCTTGCAATCCATCCTGACTGTTCAACCAATGTTCTGGCTCCTGCAACATTGATACTCAGTAGATAAAACGCTGGCGCAACAATTATTTCGCCACTGCTGTTGTAGGTGCCGTAGGCATAAAATACTTGTCCAGGACTCCATTCAGCTTTTACCAACTCAATGTCATCTAGTGTGGCATAGTCTGAATTAACTACGCCTTCTTCAACCAGCAAATAACGTTGTAAATTGTCAAAGTCCACCGTTTGTTGTAGGAACACCCAAGGGCCTGTGCTGGGAATAGCAGGAACAGGACCTACAATTTCTTCAAAGAAGTCTGGGTTGTCAGGCACGCCATCATTGTCGCTGTCGCGGAAACTTACTAACACCTGGAAGTCATCAACATACCCATCACTCTCAACAGGTTGTCCAATGATATTCATATAGATATCACTTTGCAAAGGATTGCTGTTATTTGGTTGGGTGTTCATGGCCAACACATTGATAAAGTCTTTGATAATTGTGCCAGTGCGGCTATCGTAAACCAACTGGTCATCATAGAAGAAGAAACGTGTTTGTAACACACTACCAAAGTTATATGCAAGGCCACGGAATGTCACTGTGTAGTTTTGATTTTCAACCACAAATTGTGCCAACCAGCTGGCGTCTTTGTTTGTGCCAGATGTATCTCCAGCATATTCTTGGCTCCAGGTGGCATTGGCATCAAGATTTGTACTGGTAATTAGATACCAAGTACCTGGATCAATCTTGTTGCCTTGCGGCGTGGTAATTTCTGTGCTGGCATATCCAATGCCAAAATTACGGAACAACTCAATTTGATCGCCCATCTGTTGTTCTAATGACAATGGCAAATCTGTAATAAAAACAGGAATAATACTGTCAACTACTGCATTTGTTGGCACAAAGTTATTCAGAGTCACTGGACCAGCACCAGATGGTAGATTGCCTAGGCCGCCATTGTATCCGTCGCCAATGATGGCCTGAGGGCTTGCCCAAATTTCTAAACTCTCATCAGGCTTGGTTGGCACACCGGGTTGTAATCGATTGTTACGATCAAAATAGTAAGTGATACCATTGATTGTGGGTGCGGTAAATTTAATAATGCTACCAACCTGAACATAGTTAAAAACAGTTGTGGTGCTGTTTCCAACAGGAATAGCATTTCCAGCGGCGTTTTTAAAATAGCCCGTGGTCTCATTGGCCAATGTTGTGCTTTGTTGCCAGGTGCTCAATGCTGTGGCCGAGTCTGTTATGTTAACTTCGGGTCGTGGAAAGTTAGCATAGTAAAACTGCTTCATTGTGGCCTGACCAATTTGTGGTTGAGCAGAGTTACTGACAAAGTCGGCAATTTCGTTTCGGTTGATCCAACTGAATAATATGGTAGGAAGAATATTTTGTTCCCACACAGCACCATCACTAGAGAAAGTGTTGGTTGATGAATATTTGCCGGTGTTATCAACTAGATCCAAATATCGGCTTGTACCAATCGAACTACGATTCAAGGCTTTGCTTTTAATAATACTATTGTAAGCAGTATACGGAAACAGATTGTAGTCTTCGCCATTGACCATACGGTTCTGTGTGTAGTATCTAGCAGGAGCACGTTGCTTGATTGCGTCAATTGTTTCACGAGCCTGTGCATTGCTCACTGGTTGGGTGATACCACAAGTGAATGTAATTGTTTGTACGTTACCATTACGATCGGTGTAGCTGATTGGCAACGTAACGTTTTGCATTTCTTCTGGATTGATAATGTACTGCAGGCCATTTGATGCACGAGTATAACAACGGAAGATGCCAACAGGAATTTCTGAGAATACCCCGTCACCAAATACCAAAGTGATTTGGTCATTGCTACGACTGGTAGTAGAATAGATTGGACGCAGTAATACAGTTTGTTCAGCGGCTGCTGTGTACACACTTTCTACATATTGCCATTCACGATTGATGTTGCCCACGTTGGTAAGTTCAAACAACCAACGGTCTTCGTTGTTAACCCCTTCCACGTTGATGTTCACAGTACGATTGCTGGTGCGTTCAGCCAAGTTAAAATCTGTGTTCTGCAATGTGCCTTGCTTGAACATAAAGAAGTAGCCGGTGTTGGCCGAACTAAATCCCAATTGATCATTACGGAATAATACGTTAAAACTTGTGTTTGGAACTGGTGCAGGTTCATACAAGTAATCACGACCAGCACTGGTGGATGTAACTGCTTCAAAAGGCATGTTGACACCATCAACTGTGGCAGTATAAGGAATAACAGGTAAGAACCCAGGCACTAGATTCACCGCATATTCAGCAGTGTCTACACCTAGTAATGTTTGTTTGTTGCCTGGACGGCCCACACGTTGCGTATCAACCAAGGCAGCATTAATAATTGCTGTGAATTGTTCTTGCCAGTCTGGGTTTGTAGGATCAGCCCAGTCAACTGTGACGTTGCTTAAATTAACTCCGTTGTAGTCTGTAACGTTTTCTGTTGTGGTAACATTGAATACTTTCAACAGGCCTTGTGCGGCGGTGTTACGTTTGGGACTGTAGCTTACTAGGTTAGCAAGGCGCACAACTGAATCTCTACGTTCGGCTGTGTCCATGTAATTTTCACGAGTGTTAAGGTCAGTACGGAAAGCAAGACTTTGTCCCATGAACGCAATAATGTCCAAGAGTGCAATAAATTCACTTGATTCAATATAATCATTGAATGTTTCTGGGTAATACAAACGTAGATAATCTACAAAACTCTTGCGTAAAGTTTCAAAATCGTAGCTTTGGAAGTCTGCTTCTCTATACGTTTGATAGATCTGCTTCCAATCTTCTACCCCAAATATTGCCGTTTGTCTAGTGGTTGTTGCCATTGTTCTGTAACCTTTGTGTCACTAAAAGTATTTATGGCTACTAAAAACGGCGTAGTTATACGTAGGATGCTACTCGTTGTTGCTGATCAAAGAAAATGCTGAGTATTTCTGCATTTTGTGTGGGCACCACAGTGAGTTGTATTTCAATCAAGATGCCATTTTCTTGTGGATATGTTTGTATGTCGCTGATGTAGATACGTGGGTCTCCACCTGCCACACGCTGTATTTCTGCTTCTATTCCGTTTTGGGTTTGAGTAGTTTGTGGTTCAAACAAAAAATCCCAAATTACTGTGCCATATGCCGGGCGGCCGGGCAATTGTCCTTGGCGTATATTGAACGCATTCAACAGGTCTCGTTTGATCAAATCAAAGTCAGTTAACGTAAACTTTTTGTATTGATTAATGGTATTAAACCCAATGAATGTAGTCATAGTAATATTTATATGCTTTGTAGTGCGGCTCTAAATCGTCGAATGTTTTCAAGATCGTTATCTAGTAATTCAATCAAGGCTTGAGCGTTTCCAAGTGCCAATCGTGCTTTTGTAGCCAAAGTTTTGTTGCTGGCTGCCACAGATGTTGCCAACGCATCTAGCTTGTCGATGATTGGTGTGACTTCAGATTTCAGTGCAGTTATTCTTGCTTCCCTGGCATCAACATTATCAGATGTTAGTGGCTCAGAAATAATTGTCAGGTCCTTGTTTCCAATGGTGCTGAGTTGCTTGCCAATTTCTTTTAATTCTTGCTCAGCCGCAGGGTTTGGAGTTCCTTTGCTGAAGTTCAAGCTGGGGATCTTATCATTACCAATTACTCTACCAACAGCGGCATTGAGAGTTGTTTTGTTAATTGTTCCGATTGATCCTGTAACTTGTTTGATGTTCAATGACTCATTGGCTATTTTTTCATCCACTAAGTTCACCGCGAACGATGCATCTTTGGCTGTTTGATTGAACTTTGCAACAAGGTCTGGGCTCAGGTCTGCTGTTTGCCCTTTGGCCCAGGCCAGTGTTGCAGTAACATCCTTGGCGGCATTTAATGCAACTCCGCCAAGCACTGTTGCTGCCAATTGATCTACAGGCAGGCCTAGAGATTTAACTTGAGCAAGGCCAGTAGTCATTAGAGTCTGTTGTACTTTGGTTTGTGCTGCCGGATTGGAGAGTAAATTTTGTACTTGATTAACTCCATCTTTGCCGGTCCATACAGCAGGACTGTTTAACACACTGGTTATGGAATTTTGTCCTGCAGAAACATATTTGGCTGCCATACCTGGTTTGACATATCCTGCTTTTTCCAACTGCCCAACATCAAGTCCAAAATTACCAGCGCCACCAAGATTACTCACAATTGACGATGGTTGTGCCACCAGCTTGCTTGCCTGTGCCAGTGTTCCAGTAACCTGAGAAGTATCTAAATTTCCAATGCTGCCAAGTGCCGGCAACGCTTTGACAAAGTTGCCTGGATCAATTCCGTTGGCAACGCCAGTCTTGGCAAGTGCAGACGTAATGCCGTTGGTTGCTTTGGAAACTGACGCTCCTATACTGCTTATGCCCGAGGTCAACTGAGCCTGTGCTGATTTTAAACCATCGGCTACTTGCGTGGCCGCATTCAATACATCGCCAGCTTTGAATCCTGTCAAGCCGCCTGTCTTGACTTGTTTTTCAAATATGGCCTGTGCCTGTGCTTGTGTCAGAGTGTTAGGTCCTGTGATTTTAAATGTTTTTGCACTATCGGCGTCTACTGGCGCACCTGGTACTTGATCAATGTTAAATGTAAATGTTCCCATGTTACTCTGCCTGTATTTCTATGCCTTCAGGAACAGGTTCAGCTCCCGGAGGTGGTGGTGGTTTGCCTTGTTCAAGACTTAACTTGACATCAACGCCTTCATTGTGATAACTGTAAGGCTCGTGTGTAGGAGCACGGCTCACAATACTTTCTAGTCCATCCACTATAGTTTGCCAGCCTTTGCTGGTGTCAAACTCTGTGTCATCCATTATAGTTTTGACCACAGGTTTTGGCGAAGTCACCGAGGCTGCGCTCGGTCCGTTCAAATCAATGCCGCCAGCGGAGAATGTCAAAGTACTGCCGCCTTTCCAGGAACCATTTGAACTGTCCAAAGCTAATGATCCATCTGACTTGACTCCAATATAACTTTTGCTATACAAGGTTAAATTTTCTTGGGCAGTAGCAGTCAATGACATTTCTGCTTCTAGTGTGATATTTTCTTTGGACTTGGCAGTGATGTTGCGTCCTGCGTACATGTTGATATCTCGATCAGCGTGTAGATTGATGTCGCCACGAGTGCGAACATTTACAGAGTTTGTGGCAAACACATCTACTGTGCCTTCACTCCCAAACTCCAACCATGTGAGTCCGTTAGCATGTGTGATGTAGAAGAAATCACCTGAGTCGCTCATGGTGATCTGGTGACCTTTGGCTGTTCGCAAACGGAACAAGGCGTTGTCGCCGTCTATGTTGCCATCATCCATCACTAGAGTATGCCCGCCCATGCGGCCAATGACTTTGACATCTTGTGGTTTTAGCGTACCTGCATCAATACGATCTCTAATTTCGCCTGGCTTGATACCACCTTGATAAACTGCCACACCTGGAGTGCTAACCCCAAATACTGCGCTAGGCGATTCACGTTGGCAACTGCTGGCAATAGGACCACGCTCAGGATCATTTATTAGGCCTTGTTGAAATAGTGCGGCTGCTACAACACTGTGAACTGGTTTTTGTTGTTCAAAAAATCGTGGATTGTTAATTATCGCAATATTAGTGTCATTAATTTCTGTAACAGGTGCTTGGCTGGCATCTGCCAAGTATACTTTTTGATTTTCATTTTGTGGAACAAAGTTTGGTGCTGGGGCAGATCCAATGGCTGGAATCATGTGATTGATTCCTTGTTCAGGCACAACCCCAATATAAAAACCTTGATCTCTGTCGCCGTTGATGAATATACAAACAACAGTAACTCCGAGGTCAGGGGGCGTGAACCACATGCCATAACTGTTTCTATTGCCAGGATATGTGCCTGCTCCTGAACTGGTTCCTGACTTGGGTGTGGCACCATAGAAGCTGGGCAGGTAATCTACCGTGGTCCATTTAGTATCATCATTCATGTTGCCGTCGTTGAAGTTGGTAATGAACACTTGTAATCGCCCTGCTCGTGTGGGGTCAATGTTGTTCATCACTATGCCCAGGAACGGGCCATTCTCTGATGGGTATCCGCCACGGTCTAGTTTGTAATTCCCGGGACGTCCACGACTGCGTTGTGTATTTTCTGCCATTGTAGGTCCTTAGAAGTCTTTCCAAATTGTTTGTACTGTATCATCTGTCTGCGGTTCAGCATTAGCATCGATGAAATTCTGATCCACTCCCATTTTTGGTGGTGCCAGGAACGCATTTAATCCAATGTCTTGTCCATCACTGCTGGTTGAAGAATTTTGTTGAGGACCTGGAGACGAGTCATCATTGGGAGTGGTGCTGGTAATTGATGCACTGGCTGTTTCAGTGTTATCAACTTGTGCTGGTGCTTGTTTTGCACCTCCAGATTTGGGTGTTGATGCTGTGTCTTCTGATCTGCCATTGGACCCATCGTTTGCAACTCCGTTGCTTGGTTGTGTCACTGCGTTCTTTAAGTTTTCAACAGGGTACACGTACAGTGTTCCGTCAATGGTTTGTTCAAATCTTCCTTGTCGGAATTCAGATACACATTTAACTGCTTGATATACATAGCTGTTGAGTGGTTTTCTAGCACCGCCTTCACGACCGTAAGGATTGGCCAAACCAGTGGTTATGTTATAGTCTTGTGGTCGTTGCCATTCAATTGAAAACATCACCTGTTGTGAATCAAAATTTATAGTGCCATCGGGCAAGAATCCGTTGTAATTAAAGTTGCCAATGCCAACTCCGCCTGCCACACTGCCTTGTTGAATCCAGCCTGGGTCGCCCACAATCTTAACTTTGCCTTTGGCCAGGTCACTAGGATTGTACAATGACTCTGCCGCATTTGCACCAATCTCGTTGGCATCTGATTCTGCCCCTGATCGTGTTTGATCGCTGGCAGCCTGCCATGTGTATTTTGTCAACTCTCTCATGCTACTGGTATATTTTTTTCTTAAAGCAGCCAGGGCATTGTTTCCTGGCTCACTGCCAGTCATGGTCATGTTGTACATGTAATTGAATGTGGCTTGGTAATCCAATACATCAGTGTTTTCGCCAGTGAACCAATAGCTGTACTGTTTGTGTATTCCGGCAAATTTAGGTATAGGATAAAATTTACTGTTGAAGTTTTGTACTCTGTAAGGA